CCCATGACCGACCGCAGCCACCAATTGACGCGACCGCCCACGATGCGGCTTGCGGTGTCGGTGAAGATGGGGAACTGCGAATCGAAGCCGACAGAGTAGCCCTTGCTGCCCCATACTGGGCACCCGTAAACCTCCATCTCTGAGGGCGACCAAATCTTGCCCAAGTCCGCCCAGCTCCAACCGCTCGCTTCGGTGAGCTTGCCCGAAGACGAATAGCGCTCTTCGAGAAGCACGCGCTGCGCGAGAATGGCGCTCTGAAGCGTGGACGGCAGCGCGGGCAAGAAATCGTTGATCTCCCAATCATGGAGCTTCGAGCACAAGTAAGGGTGCTTCTCTTCGGCGGTGCCGTTGTTGTCGTTTGTCTCGCGCCACTGAAGGTAGCTCGTGTTGGATGCCTTGTCGCCCTTCACGGTGACGGGCGCTTTCGGCACCATGACGATATGATGCCCCTTCGCGGTGTCTCCGCACTGGTAATACTGGTCGATAGCGCCGATGCGGTAGCGCACCGTCTGCGCTGGCACGTTAGCGCCCTCGGAAACGGGAACGTCGATGTAGTCTCCGATGCGCAGACCGGCGAAGTTGGCGTTTCGCGCGCGGTTGCGAAGCCACGTGTAAATGTCGGTGCTGCCGATCTCGTTAGCGAAGACCGAAGCGAGCGAGCGCCCCGCGTAAGCGTTGATGTTGTGCTGGCGGTCGTATTCCTCGGCGGTCGTGACAGAATCGGCCTTGCTCTGCGCTGAAGTGTCCTTCAGGTTGTACGCGGTGCCATTGATAGAAAACTTCGACAAATCAGCCATTGATAGTCTCCCTTCTTAGTTGAGCGTCGCCGTCTCGCCGCTCACGGTGGCTTGCGCAACCGTGATCGTCTCGCCGGATAGGGCGCTTCGTCTGTTTGTAGGCATGTACGCCGTTTCTCCAAGGACTATGTAGCCGTCCTGAAGCTCGACAAGGGCTGTCGCAAGCGTCGCGTTCTCGTCGCGCAGCTCTTGCACCTCGTCATCTGACGGCGGTTCGATAGCCGCGATAGAGTTTGCGATGTTAAGCGCGTTCTGCGCGGCTGCTGTGGCATCCTCCGCCGCGCCGTTTGCAGCCGCCGCAGCGGCGTTCGCGCTCGCGGCTGCGGTGTTCGCCGCGCTCGCGGCGGCGTTGGCGCTTGCGGTCGCCTTGTCGGCGTTCTGCTTTGCCGTGTTGGCGGCTGATGCGGCGTTGTTCGCAGCCGTGGTCGCAGCGTCCGCGTTCTGCTTCGCCGTGTTTGCGGCTGATGCGGCGGTGTTGGCGGCATCCGCCGCGTCGTTCGCGTTCTTCGCGGCGGTGTTGGCTGTGCCCGCCGCAGTGTTTGCCTTGCCAGCGGCGGTGTTCGCCGCGCTCGCCGCGCTGTTTGCGTTCTTTACCGCCGTCTCTCCACGGTCGATGAGGTCTTGCACGGCATCGTCCCAGTTCTGCGCGGGCTGCTGCCCGTCAAGAGCGCTGCGCAGGATTTCAATTGCGAAGCGCTCCGTCGAATAGGTCTTGCCGCTCTTCGTGATCGTGAAATAGGCTTCGTCGGTGTAGCCGGACACGCTGCAAAGCTTCGATTCGTCAACCGTGATCGTGGCGGAGTTTCCGCTCACCGAGCACTGGCCGCGATAGTAGTTCCGCTTGTTAGGCAGAAGCACGACAAGCCATGCCGTAGCGCCGGAAAGCGAGAACTCAGCGCCGTTGTCGTAGATAAGAGCCTTGATGGTGGTTCCGCCATCGTCGCCCTGACCAACCTTGATGCAGGTTCCCGCGCCCTCCTTCGAGATATCGAGTTCAAGCGTCCGTGTGTTGCTCATCACTCGCCGCCTTCCTCGCCGGTTCCGTAAGCGAGCGCGCGGAGGGCTTCGAGCGCTTCGGCGAAGCTCATAGCAGATCGCGCCTTGCTAGACACGGGCTGCACGTCCGCGCTCGCGGCGACGGCTGGCACGCTCGCAGCCAAAGCGTCGAACACATCGACAACCGCCCTCATTCGGTCATCGACGTACAAGGGCTGAACGAGCGTGAAGGGCTGATCGTCGTTGATTGGCTCCTTCACGTCTTCCGGCTGCACGACGGTTCGGTTTCCGTCTTCATCAACTGCAATGAAAATCATTCCGTTGCTCGCGGCGCGGTTGATAAGCTCTTCGTCGTATTCGGTCACCATCGCTTCGCAGTTGCCTATCGGGTCGTGCAGCATGTGATAAAGGGTCTTGCTCATCGTTCCTCCTAGTCGAAGTTGCATACCGTGCAGAAGCCGTCTACAAAGTCGATGCTTCGCGTTGCGTTCCACCATGTAATCGTGCCGTCGCCGTCATCCTGAATCTTGCTGATGTAATGCAACGTGCAATCTTTCGTAATCGCATGCGTTGTCGTGGTGCTCTCGCTGCTAGATGCAGCGGCGGAAATAAGCGGCGTGGTGATTCGTATATGCTGGTTTCCCGTCAACTGAAGACCGGTCGTTAGCTGTCCGGTGCTAACGTTTCGCATGTGCGCTGAGAAGTCGATAGTCCCGATCTGCGTTCCGTCTTCGTAGCCTTTAATCTCGCCACTGGCAAGACGAATGAGGTTTGAAGCAGAACCGCATTCGAACGTACCGTTAGCGTCGATATTGTTTGCCGTCATGTAGTTTGTCGTAAGCGAACCGGTGTTGAGGTTCCACGTGCTGCGACCGTATCTGTCGCTGATGATGCCCGTTTCAATGTAGTTGGCATTGATGTAGAGCAGACCACCGCTAAGGTAGATTCCCTGTGTCTGCCCGTTGTTGGTCAGCTTGTTGAATATGTCGCGTTGCGTCTGAGCATCGACGGCTGAGCTTGCCGCATCGTCGGCGATTTTCTGAACGGTCTTGCCGCCAACCTCGGTGCTTGCGGAAAGCGAGAACTCGCCGCTTGTCAAATCCCAGCGGTTTTTGCCCTTCTCGTCGGTCAGAAGACCGGCACGCACGCGCTCGGCTCTCATGGTTCCCGTGTTGATCGCGTCGGCGCTCACCATAGCGCCTGTCAGGAAGGTTCGCCAGTCCCATTGACCGTCAGAAGTGAGGTTCGCGGCAAGTCGCATGCCCATACCGTTAATGTTGACAGCCCACATGCCCGAAGTCGCTTTGACCGGCAAACCTGTTTCAGCGTCGATGGGTACATTGCTCCACATCGTGCCAAGTTCGAATGTCTCGACCTTGTAGGTTCCAACGGCGTTGAACTGAGCGTTTATCGCGGCCTGAAGCTGCTGAAGCCACGAAACCGACGTGCCCGCCGCAGCGTCATAGATTGCGTTCTGTTGGCTGTTGCTCTTTAACGCGTTGCTTACGCTCTGCCACATGTCGGCCATGCTGTCAGTAAGAGTGCCGAACGTAACGGTAGCGTCGCCGGTGAGCAAGTCGCGCTCAATCTGAGACACGCGGCCATGCAGGCGCACGCCCTCGGCAGAAAAGCCCTTGTCGATGATCGCCACGTCATCGCCCACGCCCACGCCCTCCCATGAGCGCCCGAACGCGTAAAGGTCGATAACCGAAGCGGTGTAGGTTACTTTCGGCTCCTTCACCTGCTCTAGGTAGTCTTTCGTTTCCTGCAAGAGCTGCGCCGCGTCCTCGCACTGCTCGTTGACGTATGACGCGACGGCGGGAAGAATGCCGCCCTCTCCGTCAGGGTGCCCCCAAACGGTAGTAGCTTCGGCATCCTCCACGTAGTCTTTGCCGCCGTTGATATCGCCGAAGGTGAGACGGCGACCGTAGCCGCCACCCTCAGTCTCAACGCCCTTGCCGTAACCGTAGACGCGAGTTTTCGGGTTGTCGCTCGCAACAGAGCGCTTGACGGAAACGAGGTCTTTAGTCCATGTAAAACGCTTTGCGCTGCTCTGGTTCCCGCGCTTCGCGCGCACGCCCACGCGGCGGCTCACAATGCCCGTACCGTTGTGGACGATGAGCGTTTCAAGCTCGCCGCCCCACGTCTCGATGATTCCGGCCAATCCCTCGCGCACGCTCTCATGGTAGAAGGTGCGCGAAGCTGTGCCGCCCTGATCGCACGTGCCGACCTCCCAGCGCGTGTCTGCGAGAATGGACGCGAGCGCTACCGACACGCCGCCAGAAGGCCGCTTATCGTCCAGCCAGTCATCCCACGTTTCGTTAACAGAGTTGATGCAGACGGCTTGCGTCTCTGGCGCGCCGTCATCGTCGTGTGCGCGGTCGATGGTGTCAACGATGTGTTCGTGGCACACGCCCTGAAGGTCAATCCAAACTACGCGGTCGCCCTTCACGAGGTCTTCGGCGCACGTGATGTTGAGCTCGTCGGTTCCGTCCAGCGCGTCGGTGTGCGTCGCGGCGCTCACCGTGAGCCGCCCCAGATTGTCGCCCCAGCGGTTGAAGCGGGTGAAGCCGATACGTCTTATTAAAGCCATCGTTCCACCCACTCAAGAATCGCGGTGCCGTTGGTGATGTTCAGGTGGCAGCGACCGTTGATCTCGAAGTAATCCGAGTCAATCGTTACCGGCGCTGTCTGGTTGTTGACCGTCGCGTGCTCGGTCGCCATGTCAAGCCGTATGGTGCTCGAAGACGTGAGCGCGGTGTTGATAGCCACGAACTCGCCGGTATCGACGTTCGTAATCCTCCACGTGCTGCCAGCGGCGGGCTTCGCCGTGACCTTCAGGTATGCGGGTCGGTTGCCGCCAGCGTTCACGTAGATGTTGCCAGCCGAAACCTCCATGCGGCGCTTCTGGCCGTAATAGTCGGGGTCGCCGACGTGGAACGTCACGGTGGTTGTCGGGCAATCGTCCGTGATCTCGTCTAGGTCGGTGCTGCCGCTCACGATTGCGAGCAGGTAGCGCGTCGGGTCATCGGGAAGGTAGAGCGGCGCGGGTTCGTCAGTCCAGAGAGCCGCCGCGAGCCTGTGCCGCATCTCCGCGACCTCGCGGCGGTCTTCAGTCCTAAGCCAAATCTCAACGGGAAGGTCGTAGCCGCCACGGTAGGCGCTCTTGAAGACCTCGCCATGCCGCCCCGGCACGCTCTCGAACGTCGCGTTGACGGTCGCCATGATGGGGCGGCGCACCTTGCAGTAAACCAGCTTCGATAGGTCGGTGCCGTTGAAGATGATTCGGTCGTGCTGGTTCCTAGTCCGTCTAAGTTGCAACTGGCACCCCCCTTTGCTTCAGCTTGCTTGCGATGCCAGCGCCGATCTGCTGGCCTGTCTCGTATGCGTCCACTCCGTCAGCGACCGTGGCGTAAACCGTCACGGCGACGTTAACGGGCTGGCTCGGCGCGTCGGCGAACCGCGAGAAGGCGCGGTTAACCGACGTTTCGATGAAGCCTTGCAACTGCTTCTCAGGCGCGATGAACTCGCCGCCAGCTTCGCCAACGCCGACGATTGAAGGCTCATCGAAGTAGCCGCCGCGCGCGTACCAACTGATGCTCACGCTCGGTAGCGAAATCGGGCCAAACTCGTTCCAACTGACGTTGAAGTGCGGAAGCTTCGGCTTCGGAATGCTGATCTTGATTCCGCCAAAGGCGTTCATGATCTTCTGCGGAATGCCAGAAATCGCGTTCCACGCGCTTTCAATCGGGTTCTCTATGAAGCCCCTGATGCCGTCGAAAACGCCCTGCACCTTAGCGCCAAGGCCGGGGAATCCCAGCTTGTCGCCGATGCGGTCTGCGATGCTAACCGCCGTGCTCTCGGCAGCGTCAAGCTTCGAGCCGATGTTGTCTTTAATGGCGTTGAAGGCGTTTGCCGCTTGGCTCTTCGCCGTCTCCCAATCGCCGTTCATCGCGGCTTGCAGAGCGCCAGCCGCAGAGCTTCCAACGGTCTTCGCGGTGTTCATGTGGTTCTGAACCGTGGAAGCGATTTGCCCGAAGGCCGAATCGGTGTTGCCGGTTAGGTTGTTCCACCAGTTAGACACGGTATCGACCGCGCCTTGCGCGAGGTTCCCGACGTTGGTTTTAAGATCGTTCCAAGCGTTCGAAGCGCCGGTTTTGATGTTCTCCCAAGTGTCGGAAGCGCCTTGCTTCAACTGCTCCCACTTCTCGCCAACGCCGGTGCAGAAGTCCGAAACGCCTGTGCTGACCTGCTCCCAGATTCCGCCCCAGAACTCAGGCACGCCAGCGAAGAAATCCTGCACGGCTTGCCACTTCTCCGAAATCCAGCCGGTGAAGTCAGACCACATCTGCTTGCCAGTCTCGGTCTGCGTGAAGAACCACGTAAGGCCAGCGACGGCGGCGGACACGGCGGCAACGCCAAGTCCGATAGGATGCGCGGCGATAAGCCCGGTAAATCCCGTCCAGCCGCTAGAAAGCGTGCCGGTGAGCATGCTTCCCAGACCGCCCGCCTTGGTGACGATGTTAGAGAAGCCGGTTCCGATCTTGCCTAGAAAGCCCGTGTCTCCCATGAGCTTCTTAGCGCCACCCCAAAGCTCGCCAGCGGTCTTGAAGGCGCTTCCCACGCCCTCTGCGGCTTCCATCGTCTTGCCAACGGCAGTTGTCACGCCGCCGAAGGCGACGGCTCCTAGGGCGAGGTTGTTAACAAGCGTCTGCTGCTCTGGCGACAGGTTCTTGTACCAGCCCGTGACGGCTTCGAGCGCGGGCGCGAGCGTGTTAAGAAGGCTCGTGCCGATCTCGGTAACGGCGGTCTTGACGGGCAAGGCCGCTTCGCCGAATTCCTGCATGCTCTGGTTCATCTCGTTCTGCGCGTCGCGCGAAGCGAGAAGGTCTTTGTTCGTCTCTTGGTACTGCTGTCCAGCTTCGCCGAGAAGACCGTTGAGCGTTTCGGTGATGAGCGTAGACCGCTCTTGCTGGTCGCTACACGACGCGAGGGCAGCGTTGAACGCGTCTTCTTTCGTCTGACCCTCTGCTATCGCTTGATTGAACGCTGCTTGCGCGTCAGAGTTGCCCGAAAGCGCCGCGCTCCACTGGTCGGCGGAAATCTTCGACCAATTGAGGGCATCGGATAGGCCAGAAACGGCCTGTCCGGTGGAAGCGGCCTCTTGGGCACCCTCGGCAAGGTTGGTGATAGGTAGAGCGTCACCGAACACCGCAAAAGCGCCAGCGGCAATGTCTGTCCACTGTTGAAGCTCTTGCTCGTTCGTGGTCAGGCGTGCCAAGTTCTGTGCCGCTTCTGTCGCGGTGTCTTCCTCGCCAAGGATGCGGTAGAAGCTCGAATAGACGCTTTGCGCCGTCTCTGCGGTGCTACCCGCCTGAGTGAACGCAACTTCGAGCTGACCGCTGCGCTGTATCGCTTCCTCTTGGCTCGATGCAAGGCCGGTCAGTGCGCCAGCAGCACCGATGAGGGCGCCAGACAAAGCGGTTCCTGCACTCGAAACCTTAGAACCGGCGTTTGAAATAGCGTCGGCGTTGTCCTCGATGGTCTGACCGAGCTTGCCAATCGCCGTCTTCGAACCTTCGGCCTGTCTCGCCGTGTCCGCAAGCTCGCTGCCGTAGCTGTCAAGCTGGCGCTCGCACTGCATGATCGCGCGCTTCAGGCTGTCGTACTGCCGTTCTTCCTGAGCCGTGAGTTGCGCGCCGCTCTGCTTCTTGCTCTCCAACTGCGCGAGCGCCTGCTTGTAAGCGTCAAGCTTCTGCTTCGTCTCGCCGTAGGCAGAGTTGAGCGCCTTTACCTTCTGCTCTAGCAGCTCGGTGTTTCCGGGGTCGAACTTCAGCGCCTTGTTGATATCGCGCAAGTCGCTTTGGGTGTCGCGCGATGCTTGCTGAACCTTCTTCAGGGCGCTTTGCAGCTCGGTTGTGTCTCCGCCGAACTTGATAACAAGCCCCTTGTAAGTGACCGCCACGTAATCACCCCTCTTCGGTTGTCAAAGTCCCATGAGTGCTTGAAGCAACGCGCCCTCGCGGGTGCGCTGCCGTCAAGAACTCACTTCATGCCACGTCATGACCAGAACGCGGCTTCGGCCTTGCGCGCCTTCTCGTCCTCGTCGTAGTGCGCCGCAGCGTCGGCGTAGAATGCGTTGATCTCCAACAGGTCTTGAACCTGCCGGTAACTCATCATCTGAAGGTCTGAGAGCGTCAGGCCGCATTGCTGGCAGTTGTAGATGTATCGCGCGTCGCACGCGTCGCTAAGCTCGCTTGGCAGCGGCGGCGCTTCCCTCTTCGGCGGGCGCGGCTTCCACGTCCTCTTTCGCCGAAGGAAAAAAGTTGTCCTCGACAATGCGCATCACGTCGGAAGCCCAACCGTCCTTGCGCTCCAAGTTGTACGCATCCGATGGGAAGGAAGAAACCCACTCATCGAATCCGGTATCAAACTTCGGCGTTGCGGTCTTGATGCACGCGTAGAAGATTTCGAGCAGCGGGACGATAGCGGGCACGTCGCTAGTCATGAGAGAACCGGCGATCTTAGAAACCGCATCCGCAATGTCCTTCGGGCGCTTCCTTCCGCCATCGACAACCTCATTGAAGCATCGAGAATAGGCAATCGGCGTGAACGCGTTGAAGGTCGCTTCGAACTCATTTTCGCCAACCTTGATAACCATTCGCAACCTCCTACGCGGTCGGGGTCTTGTGCGCAAGCTCGATGTTCACCGCATCGAAGAACGTTGCATAGTCGGCAAGTCCGGTAAAGCTGTCGTAACCGCTCGTTCGAATGTCGGTGCTCGGGATGGTGACCGGTCGCCACGTGAACGGATAATCAAGCTGCGTGATCTCGGGCGTGTCCTGAACGGTGTTAAGCTCCTGCGTCGGCTTCGAGAGCTGGCACATGAGCAGGCAGCGGCGGCGACCGAGCACGTGCCCCGGCTGCTCGCACATGAAGGCGAACTTCTTAGGCGTTCGGTCGGCGCTCAGGATGGTTCGCCCGTCCTGCGCAATCTCGTAGCCCACGAGGTCTGCGATGAGCTGCCGCAGCTCGGCTGTGCTCTCGGTGTCGTAGAAGCTCATGGTTCCAGAGCCGCCGTTGTCCTGCTGCTTGTCAAGCCACGGCTCGTTGTCGGCGTAGCTCGTTGCCGTCTCAACGGTCGGCTCCATGCTGATAGCGACGGTTCCCGCGACATGCACGGGGTCTTCGTAGGTAAGCGCGTCTTCGTCGGTGCAGATCGCAAAGTGCGAGTTCTTCACGCCGAAGAATCCGTTTCGTGCCATTTGTTTTCTCCTAACTCTCGGCGACGTTCACGGTGAACGCCGCTTCGGTAAGCTCTTCTGAATCAATGTTCGTGATGCTCAGCGTGAACGGGCACTCTGCGGCTTCGAGCGCATCGCGTATGCGCTTCTCGGTCGCGTAGTCGCGGTGCCGCGTGTAGAGCGCGATATCGTAGGGCATCCACGAAAGATAGGTGCCGTTGTCCGCGTAGGCCGCTTCGTTGTAGCCCGCGACAAGGCAGATGAAGGGCGGTGCCGGTTCCTCGCCGTCAGCGAAGCGCTGGTTAGCCCACGGGATGCCGAGCGAATCGAGAACGCCGCAGAGCGCCTTTAGCTCAATCATCGTCCGTCGCCCCCCATCTCCGCGAACTCTCGCGCCACTTGGTCTGCAACCTTCCTGATAACGCCGTCGCCGGGAACGGTGCCGTAATCCTCGCCGGTCTGGTTCGTGATCTGGTGGCCGTTCTCCAACAGGTGCGTTAGCTGGTATCGCCGGTTGTGCACGGTGCATTCGGTGCCCGTCTCATCGGTCTTAACGTCGGCCTTCCAGCCCTTCTTGTAAGCGCCGGTGCGCACCTTGCTTTCTTGCTTCAACAGCTTCACGGCGCGCCTTCCGGCTTCGCCCGCGTTCTCAGCGAGCGCGGAAACGTTATCGTCCACGCACTCTTTCATGCAGCTTCGTATGAACCGCTCGATGCTCTGCTCAGCCACGGTCGCCCACCACCTCAGCGAGCGTCAGGCGCACGAAGTCGGGGCTTGACCTGTCAACGCGCGCGACCGTGAGCCGCACGCCGTCGAACTCGACTAGCCGCTCTCCGTTGTAGGCGCTCTTTCGAATCTGCAACACTGCTTCGGGGTGAATGCCAGCGGCAGCGGCGGCGTAGTAGGCGGCATCGCCCATAGAGAAGACGTTGCAGAACACCTTTCGCTTTGTTTCCTCCGTCTGCTGCACGCCGTATTCGTCCTTCTTGACGGTCTTAGCGATGAGCTGGCACGTGCCAGCCCACATGCTCATGACGCGCCCCCGAACTCCGAGCTGCCGCGCATCATGGTTAGCAGATCGTCGAAGCTCTGAGTAAGGCGGTCGGCATCGGGGTTGTCCATGCCGAACTTCGCCTTGCAGTAGACCTTCACCGCGAGCCGAACCGTGCCGTTCGAATCGTCGGCGGCTACGGAATCGGCGACGCCGCCCGCGCGCATCGCGGCGCGGGCGGCTTCGATGAGGTCTTCAATCTCAGCGTCAAAGTCGGTGCAGTCGGCGGGAATCCTCAGCGCTTCGCGGCACGCGTCAAGCAGCTTCGGCTTCTCTGCCATCTGTCACCACCTCGTTACTTTGCGGCGGTGCCGATGGTGAGCTGTCCGAAAGCCTTAGGCACGGCAAGGCCGCCGTCAAAGAGCAGGTAGCCGTCAAAGCAGCGCTTCTGCGTACCAGGCTCGACATAGGGCGTAACGTCCACGCCGTCGAAGATGTTTCCACGGAACAGGTCGGGATAACCAGCCTTGATGATGCCATCTGCCATAGAATCGTCGCGCTTAACGAGCTTGCCGAAGATATGACCCTCAACGGCGGGGTCTTCGGTCTTCTCGTCCACGAAGTAAGAGCGCCCGTTGGCATCCTCGACCATAGCAATATGGTTCCAAATGGTGTTGCCGTTGGCGTAGATAATGCAGCCCTTCGGCGCGGGGTTGCCGTAGGTGTAGAGCAGGCCGAGAAGCTTGGTGATATCCGCCTTGGCAAGCGTGCCAGCGGTGGCGCAGTTAATCTTGTTGCCGGAATCCATGCCAAGCGTGGTGTCAACCGTCTTGGCGTGGACGCGTGCGTTGGCGGCGACGGCAAGGCGCGCGCCAGTCTCGTTGACGATGTACTGCTCGAAGCCGTTAATGGACTGAACCGCCATCTTGCGGCTCATCTTGACGGTCTTCTTGATCTCCTCGCCCGTAAGGGTGATGGTGTCGAACTCGTTCTGCTCCTCATCGGTGGGCGCTGCGCCCTCATCGGTCTTCGCCGCGTCGCCAGCCTTGATGCTCTTATGGCGGATAAGCTCGAACTGATGCGGGAAGTTGTCCTTGTGGATATCGCCGTAGAGAACGGCCGTGTTGTCAATCAGGGTGAAAATCTGCGTCTGAAGCTCGACGGGGATAACCGCGTCGGTGTTGCTGGTCAGATGCGTAAACGCCGTGCGCTGCTCGATAAGGTGGTTGTACGCGTCGCGCTCAACCTGCGTAAGCTCGGTGCCACCGATGAGCTGCACGCCGGAACGGCTGGCAATGTCCTTCACCCACGCGCGGCGGGCGGCGGCGTTGTAGTCGGTGGTGTCGCGCACCTGCGGAAGGGCACCGCGAGCGCTCGCGGAAGTCCCCAGCGGCACGGAATCGACGCGGCGGGCGGTGCCGTTCTCGATAGCGGCGCGGGCGGCGGCAACGGTCGCGGTGTGGCTGTCGCGGCGCTGCGCGGCGGCGGCGTTGCGCTTCTCGATCTCAGCGGTAAGCGCGCTCATGCGCTCTGCGTCCTGCTCGGTCGGCTCGGTGTCGGTACCGTCATCGGCCTTGTACTTATCGACAAGACCCTGAAGCTCGTTAAGCAGGTCATCCATAGTCATTTCGTCCATTGTTCTAAACCTTTCTGCTCTTGGCGATTGCCAGTGTCGCCCTCGCAACGGCAAGGGCACTCTTACGGCGCGCAAGCTCCTTGCGCGACTGCTCAATCGCTCCGTTGAGCAGGTTTCTTGCTGATATCTCGGTGTTCGGGTCAGCCGGAAGGCTGACGGCGGACACGTCGAAAACCTTTTTGACGCGCGTAATGGTCGTGGTGTGCGTCTCGCGGTCGTATTCGTCTGCCGCGACCGTAAAAGCCCATGACATGCGCGTGATAAGACCGGCCTTTATCTCTTCGAAGAGATCGCGCGCGCCCTGAGAGCGCGACAGGTCGGCGGCGATGAAAAGCCCGTGCTCGTCCGGCTCCACAATGAGCGTCCCGTTGCTCATGCGGGCGTATACCCTGCCCGCATGGTCGAACTGAAGGATAACGTCGCTCATGTCTGCTTCGCGGAAGGCATCGGGGCTGATGACCTCGATGTACTTTGTGCCGTCGAAATCCTCGAACAGAACGTATGGGTCGTTGAATGTCGAAGCGTAGCCCTCAACGTAGTATTCCGTGTCGAAACGCTTCTTGGTTGCTCCGTCAGCCGCCCGCACGTTGAGCGGCACGGCAAGGGAACGGTATTGCCGCTCACTCGGTTTCGCTGGCATCGTCTACCTCCTTCTTGTCGCCGTAGCCGCTGCTCGCGTCGATTGCGGCTATGTTCGCGTTCGTCTCTGCGGCTTGTGCCGCCTGTTCCGCCGTATGCTCGCTGATGAGTGCAAGGTCGATGTACTCGCCGCGTATCACGTGGCGTTCGCCGCCCTCGTAGTGCGGGGATTGGAACACATCGGCTACCTGATTGCCGTTCCAGATGCCACGGTCGAACAGCGCGACGGAAACGTTAAGCTTCGTCGTGTTGCTGGCGAACTCTAGGCGGTTCGCGCTGAACATGATTGAGTTTCCGTGCGCTATCTCATTCGCCGTGTACGTCATGGACGTGATAACGAAGCCGAGCTGAACAGCGAACGGCTCGATGCGTCCTTCGTAGTAGCTGTTGAAGGTGTCTTCGTCCGCGCAGTTCGTGACGATATCCTCGTTGGAGCCAAAGAAGCGGTAAGCGCTCTTCTCGATGCGCTCCATCTGCGCCGCATCGACCGTGTAGCTTTTCGGCGTGATCTGCTCAACGTCCGAAAACAGCTTGTCATAGACCGCGATTCCGCCCGCGTTGTCTGCGGAAAGCTGAGCGTTGAACGCCTTTCGCGCCCGCTCTTGGTCGCCTTCATTGCGGTTCTGGCTCAGCTTGCCGATGAAGCGAATTGCCGCGCCCTGATTGATAGCCGACTGCTCGGCCTCGTTCTGAGCGTGCATAAGCTCTAGCGTCGGCTGAAGAACGTTCGTGCCGTCGCCGAACAAATCGCTTTGGTACTGGTGGCGCGTCATCACGCCGACGCGCGACCACTCGACAAGCACGCTGTCGCCTGTCGGGAACGTGAGCTTTAGCCAAAGCTCGCCGTCAACGTCGTATGCTTCGCACTGGCTCGGAAGCACGGGATAGTAACCGGTGATCGTAATTCCGTCGCCAGCGTCGATAGGCACGATAAGCGCGGTGTCGTTGACCTGAAGAATCGTCCAAATGCGCTTGATGAACTGCGGCGTGGTCATCCACGGGTTAGGCTGCTGCCTGAGAGCGCGCGCGGCGACAGGCTGAGCAGAGCCGGAAACTTCCGGTTTCAGCTTGCTTGCGTGGTCTGCGCCGCTCTCGATGATGCTTCGCGTAAGCTCTGCTTCGTAAAGCCCTCCCTGCCACGTCGTGAACGACGGGGCATAGGCCGTGAACGTGGAGAAGTAGCCGTTTACCGCTTGCATCTGCGGACGGTGGAACACCGCATCGAAGAGCGAGCGCAGAAACGGTTGTGATCTGCTCAACTCTAACCTCCTATCATCGCGCGGTAATCGTCCGCAAAATGCTTCAACGTGATAAATGCGTCACACTCAGCAGCCCACGCGTCTATGCGGTTGCGCGGGTCTTGGTTTTTCTTGTCTGGCTGAATGTTTCCGTTAACATCTGTTCTGACGGCAACGTTAGATCGGCACCACTCGGCAATAGGGTTCGAATTGTCAATAACCCTGTTTTCCTTGTATAAAGCCCGAAGCTCTTTCATCGGCATTGATAGCGTCATAGCGCCTTGCCGAACCTCTAGAAGGTTGTCGCTTCCGAAATAGTCTTCATACGCGCCACGAATCGGAGGGTCTTTCATGCCCCACGGGTCAAAACCGCAGAACACGGCATAGATGCCGAACTTATCTTGAACTTCTGACACCCATTCCAGAATGTCCCTCTTATCAATGACGGGTGTTGTGCAAACCCTCATCAGGCCGCGTGCTATCCATGCGTCATAAGGCACACCGTCGCGCCCTCCGCGTCTTCCTTCTCGTTCCGCTTGGTCTAAAGCGCGCTGCGGAATCCATACCATGTGCATTGCGTACAAGTTTTCGTCGTTTGGCCGCTGCATAAGAAGACATGCAGCCGTCAAGTCCGTAGTGTCTGATGCGTCAATGCCGAGAATTGCATATCCAAACGTTCCGTCGCCGGGGTCGAAAGTAGCTTCGTTGTGAATCTCAGCCCACGTCAACCAAGCCTGAGACTGGTTTTCAATGAGGTTGAAGTCCTTAACTAGCAGGGTGGGAAGGTATGTCGCATCGTCCTTCGCCTTAGAAACGTTCTGGCGAAGCGCCGAAAGCGATTTGATGGTGCCAAGGCCGGGGTTAGCCTTGACCCAAGCGCCTTCGTCCTGCCATTCCTCGCGGTCGTCAAGCTCGAAGATGAACGCGATGAAGCGCTCTGCCTTCTCGCCGGTCGCCTTTCCGTCAAGCCATTTGGTCGCGTACTCGTATTGGGCATCGAAGATGCCATTTCGCACGAAACCGTTAGTCGTGATCTCCAACACGAGCGGCTGGCGGCGCGCGGACGTTCCCTGCATCGTCAGGTCGTAAAGGTCGCGGTTCTTCATCGCGGCTAGCTCGTCAACGATAGCGCCGGAAATGTCCAGACCGTCTAGGTGATTCGTGTTGGCGCTCAGCGCCTTGATGGTGCCCATGTTCAGATCGCAGTAAAGGTCTGACACGCGCTTTCTTATGTGCTTCGCCAGCGCGGGGCTTGTGAGCACCATACGCCACGCGTTGTTGAATCCCTTTGCCGCCTGATCGTGGGCGGTGGCGACGTTGTAGACCTCCGGCGCGCCCTCATCGTCGTTCACGAGCAAGTCAAGCTCTATCGCAGACGCAAGCGCGGTCTTTCCGTTCTTGCGCCCCATAATCCAGAGCACTTCGCGGTATTGCCGCACGCCCTCGGCATCAACGAAGCCGAAGACAACCGACAGAATGGCGCGTTGGAAAAGCTCTAGCTTGAAATCGTGCCCCAAGCGCCCGGACGGTAGGCGGCAGAAGCTTTCGATGAACCGAACGTGCTTCTGCGCGAACTCTTCGCGGTAGTGGTACGGATAGAGCGGGTCGGTGTTGTCCATGTCGCGCAGGACATGAGCGGCAACCTGCTTCATCTTCTCGCACGCTATGATCTCGCCGCTCAGTATTCCGCCGAAGTATTCGCGTATCGCGCGCTCGCACGAGCCGCCCTTAGACTTCGCCCTAGCCGTACCGCGTTTCATTGATGAAGTCAATGAGCGCGTCGGCAGCGGCGGTGCCGTTCGGCATCATGTCGGTAAGCTGCTTCACGCCGCGCGAAAACGTAGTGAACAGCTTGTTGTATGCACTGAATCCGGGGTGCTCGCGCAGCCCGGTTTGCCCGCCGCCGTTGTCATACTCGGTGAAGATATCTTCGTAGAGCAGATCGGCGCGGGCATCGTCAAGCTTGACCTTCAGAAAAGCGAGGTTCGCAAGCAGCGGCATGACGGTTTTTCGCTTCTCGTCGGGGATAGCGCCCTTGGTGATCTCGCGCAGCTTTCGAAGCTCGCTCTCTACGCGCTTCTCCTTGGCAACTCGCCGCTTCGGCGGGCTATTCCCCGCGACTTCGGGCGAAACTTTCGAAGTATTGCCTACTTTTGCCGTCATCGCAAGACCACCCCCTTTCGAAAATCCGTCACGCGCAAGAAATTACCTCCCGGCGTTGGTGCCCTAGGCACCACCTGCGTTTTGCAGACCGGGGGGATTGTCTCTCGGGTTTACCTGCGGTTTTGCGTCCGCTTTCTCGTGGTAGCTCTGTGTTGTGTCGCGTTTGTGTATCACTCGCCAAGCGATATCAAATTGCCGTCGCTGTCGAAGGCCAGCCCTTTCCGTGTCGAACCTTGCCTTATCCAACCATGCACCTTCTTATGGCATCGGTCGCAGAGGCTAACGAGGTTGCTAGGGTCGGTCGCAATGCTCGGGTCGCTGATGTTCGCTGGCGTTAGCTCGATGATGTGATGCACCATGACTGCGGGCGTGATCTCTCCTTGCTGCAAGCAGTGCTGGCATAGGTGAGCGTCGCGCGTCAATGCCGCATCTCTGGCGCGCTCCCATTCGGCGGATGAGTAGAAGGAGCGCGAGAAGTCCTTAGCCATGCGCACCCCCTGAGATATGGCGGAGCGTGTAGGATTCGAACCTACGGGCGCTTGCGCGCCACACGGTTAGCAACCGTGCGCAATAAGCCACTCTGCCAACGCTCCAAACAAAAAGGCCACGAGCGCAATTGCCCGTGGCCTTACTACCTAATCCACCGTACCGAACTTTAGCATAAGTAGGGAACTGAAGGGAACACCCAATTTTCAGGCGTTCTTGATGTGCGCCCAACCTACACGGTCGATGAACTCAAACCCGACTTCGCAGAGCTTGCGACACCACTTCTGCGAACACTGCATGATCTCTGCAATCTCGCCCCATGTCTCGGCCTGACAGTAGTACATGCAGATTGCGTCGGCGTAGTGCGTGCCCTTCAGCTTAGCCAAGCCGCCGCGCCCGTCCGCGCCGTAGAGCACTTCGCACGCTTCGTCTAGCGTGCCCTCGGCATCGGCGATGCGCTGCCTAAGCTTGCCCTCAAAGTCAATGCGCTGAGATACGGATTCCATCGGGTCGGTAACGTCTCCGCCACCGCCGCCCGTCTGGTAGCTCTGAGCCTTCGCTCCCTCGCGCGCCTTCATGCGTTCGAGCATTTCCCGCGCCTTGTCGGTCTTCACCACCTCGGCGCGGATGCCCTCGAAATACTCCTTTGCCCTCACATGCCGTCACCGCCAGATCGCGCACGCTTGCGCTCTTCGCGCCAAAGATTGAAGGCTTCCCATAGCCCGAGCTTCGCAAGGTCTGTGCTCGGCGGCTGAGCCTTTACCAGCGCCACACCGTCAATAGAAGCAGACACAACCTCAGCGCCGATAAGGTACTCAACCACAAGCCCCAGCTCATCGACAAGCACGCGTTCACAACGCATGAGCGAGCCTTTTAGCGGCATGCCCGATAACGACAGGACGGGCGGAATCTGAACGTTCATCCTACGCGCCATAAGCTCGATGTTCTCGGCCATTCCGCGCGTTGCGGTCAGGATTGGATAGCCAGTCTCGTTCGACATTGTGATAAGGCACGTAGTCTTGCCCGTCTGCCTTCCACCGATGATTGCCAGCATTCCAACCACCTACTCAACGCCCGTGCTGCCGAAGCCGCCCGCGCCGCGCTCGGTGTCGCTAAGCTCATCGACCGGCACAAGCTCGCACGGCACGTAAGGCATCACGACAAGTTGGCATACGCGCGTTCCCGCTTCGAGCGTAACCGTCTCGTAGCTCTGATTGATGAGAGCCGCGCAGACCTCGCCGCGATAGCCGCTGTCGATAACGCCAACGCTGTTCGAAAGCGTGATGCCCTGCTTTGCGGCAAGGCCGCTTCGCGGGAACACCAGCCCAACGCATCCGCTAGGAATCTCGACGGCAAGGCCGCAGCCGACAACGCACTTCTGCATCGGTTCGAGCGTGACAGTCTCGGTGATTCGGAGGTCAAGCCCCGCGTCGCCCTCATGGGCATACGTCGGCATGTCGATACCATCGGCGACCTTCTTTGCGCGCATCTTGCGACCGATCATGTTAGTTCTCCTTCCGCGCGTGGCGCTTAACGAGCGTGCAGTTACAAGCGGCAACCCAGAAACCGCCCTTTTTCTTTCCGGGAGTGCGAAGCACAACCTTTTGCTTGTGGCTCATCGCCACGACCTGAAGCAGCGTGCCGCGATAGGAAACGAGGTCATCGAGGGCGATAAGCGAACCTTCGGAATCGACGGGCTGAGTGTCGAACAGCTCAACCCAAAGCGGCTTGCTCTCATCGGTAGCCGTCGCGCTCGGTTTCGCCTTCCTCTTGAAGAAATCAAACATTAGTGAACCTCCTAAAACGGTATGTCATCGTCGTAAAGGTCGGTCGCTGACGGTTGAACTGGCGCAACGGGCGATGGGTCGCCGGTTGCCATCGCAAGACCGGGTGCGGCTGCGTTCGCTGGTGCTGGCGATTGAGCATCGCGCTTGTACTGCATCAGCTCCACGTCATCAACGCGCACTTCCCAGCGCTTGATGCTCTGGCCGTCCTTCTGGTAGCTTCGCGTGTGGATGCGCCCGATAAGCGAAATCTTGGTGCCCTTACGAAGCCACGGCGCGAGCGCTTCGGCGCGCTTACCGAACATGACGCAATCAGGCCAGTTCGTGTATTCGCCCCATGTGCCGTCGCCGTTCGGCGTTCGCTCGTTGACAGCCAGCGAGAACGAAACGACAGGGTTTCCGCTCTTCGTATAGCGCAGCTCGGCATCTGCGCCGAGATTGCCCGAAAGCGTGATCTTGTTTAGGCTCACTGCGCACCCCCGAACAGCTCGACAAGCGCCGCGCGCTGGTTCGCTCCAAGACCGCGAAGGCGGCGCGATTCGGAAATATGAAGCTTGCGCATGGTCTGCTGCGTGCGGGCGAATCCGTAGCCCGGTGCGGCCTTAATGAGCGTAAAGACCTTCATTCGCGCCACGGTATCATCGGCGCAAGCCATGTTGAGCACGTCGGGCACGCTGTAAGAGCCATCGGCAACGCCCTTCAAGATCGCGGCGCGGCGCTGGCGCGCAGCCTTTGCCTTTTCGAGGTTTTCGCGGCGCTGCTCAGTTGTCAGATTCGGAATCATCTTCGTAGCCTTCCTTCTCGTAGGTTATGTACTCGGTGCCGTGCGTCAGGGTGACGGGCGGCGTGTAGTCCTTCAGGGCATCGTCAACGCTCTGCGTCATGAGCTTGCGTTTGAGCCGTGCCCAGTCATCGTCGTTAAGCTCAATGGTCTTCATCGCACCTCATTTCTTCGTGACGCGGTAGGTGCCGGAAACCCTAATCGCCTTCAGTGACTTCAAGACGTGCTCTGCGTGCTCCTTGCCAACGATGGTCAGCGTTTGGGCGGGAATCGTGATCTCGTAGACCGTTTGCGATTCCTGCTTCTCGCGCTCCCACATACGCTTCAGGGCTGCTTCGGTCTTAGCAAGCGTCGTTTGCATTTCCTTGCTCAGCTTCGAAGTGTCCGGCTTGAAATCGAACGTTTTCGGCTCCACTGGCACCCTCCCTTCTCACGATTGCCTGATAATTACTTCTTATCTGGCACGGGCTGTCTAAACCCGAACCGAAAGCGGCGGTTTATCTCGCGTTTCGTCCTCGGTCGCCGCGATGCCCGAAAACGGCGTTTTGGTTCACCTTTGGCACACCTCATGACGCTTGGATGCTTCGATTGCGGCGCAAATAAGAGTTGACCAAGGGAAGACAACAAAGCTGCCATTTGGAAGCTCAACAATCGGTGCGCCAGTTGCTGCGTGATGGGAAACCTCAAATCGCCCTTCTACGCCATCCATAGTCGCGGTGCCGCATGCTTCACGGAATACAAGCGTTCATGTGTAACCCCTTCCTCTTATCCATTCGAAGCTCGACGCTTCGCTTCGCTGAAGAGCTGAGCCGCCGCCGCGTCGCGTCCAGGCATCAGGTGGCCGTAGATTCGAAGCGTCGTTGCTTCGTCCGCGTGCCCCATGCGCTCCGATAGCGTCTTCAGGTCGCAGCCGTTGGCGATAAGCCACGAAGCGTGCGTGTGACGCAAGCTGTGAAACGTGATCTCTCGCGGCAGTCCGCATGCGTCGCGTATGCGGCTGAAAGCCCGTGAAATCGTCGTTGGGCGCATATAAGAGCCGTCTAGCGTAACCAGTGGGCAATCTGCGCCCAAACGCCCCAGAACGTCGCCCTGAAGCTTCGTGAAGGCATCAATAACCGAGATATCGTCTTGCGTAAGAGCGATGTTGCGGCACTTGCGGCCTTTGGTGACGTTTCGGCGATAGGGCTTCTTGCCCTTGCCCTCAATGACGTTGCCGCCGACGTGGACGTAAGACAGGGCGCGCTTAACGTCGATGCGCTGCACCGCGCAGACCTCGCCAACGCGCATACCGGTTACGAGCGACAGCCACGAAGCGAAGGCGTAGACGGCGGCGCGGTAATCGGCCTTCGTCTTGATCTCCTTGCTAAGAGCGCCCTCTAGCTTCTCGTTGAAGCCCTCAAAGTCCCATTCGGTGAGCGCCGAAGCTTCGTGCCGTTCCGGCGATGGTTTGGCGACGTACACCAGCGGGTTAGCGTCGCAAATGCCACGGCGATGGTTTGGCGACGTACACCAGCGGGTTAGCGTCGCAAATGCCAGCGTCTACGAAGTGGTTATAAGCGCCGCGCAAGAAGTTGTGGACGTTGATAACGCTATTGCGGCAAAGACCTTGCCCGCCTTCGTCCTTGACCATGAGCAAGCGTTGCTCAAAGCGGTTGAAGTCCATAACGCCAAGATCGCGTGCGTTTGCGGTCTTCAGGTAACGTGCGACATAGCGGCAGAACAGCCGATAGCTCTTAATGCTGTTCGGGCTTGCGCCGTTGCGCTCGCGCAGTTGCACGTAGTCTTCGAGCAAATCGGTCAAGCGGGCGCTTCTAACCGTTCCGTCAGCCGTCACGTAAGCAGCCCACGTCTCAGCGAGGGCTTGCGCTTCCTCTTCGGTAGCCGCGTTTGGAAACCGCTTATAGGGGCGAATCGCCTTGCCGTCGATGCTGCGCCCAAGGTACAAACGACACTCGAAAACGCCATCTGCACCGCGCTTGACCTTAACGCCCATCATGACCACTCGCAGTTTCCACGAATCCGCGAAGGGCAGCCATCGTCGGGGCAATCCGCGCAATCCAACGGCTCTTTCCTGATGTTGAACTCAACGATTCGGTACTTCAGAGAAAAGCGGATGAGCAGCAGCAGGGCATGAGCAAGCGAGTTGGTAAATTGTCCGCACCAGAACGGGCAAAGCCCGCTCATCGCGCCGCGAACCTCGTACTTGCCGCCCATGCTACTTGCCAACCTTCATGAACGCGCGCATAACGCAGATAAGCGAAAACACGACGAACACCGCAAGGGCGATAAGCCCGAAGCCAGCGCCGAAGAACACGCCAACCGCGATGCTCACAACGAGCGCCAGAACGGCAAAAAGGACGATTGCGGCGCATCCGTAAGCGCCCTGCTCGATCTCTCTATCTTCTTTCAGCATGTGAAACCTCCTAAAACGTGAGCGCTATAAGCGCGAGAAATACTAGGAACAGCGCGATTGCCAGAAGCGCTTGATAAGCCCAGTAGCAGACGCACCAGAACGCGGCTACGGTCGCGGCGGTGGCAATGGCGCAAAGTACGATCTGGTAGTGCTTCACTTCTTGCCTTCCGTCTCGGCAATCAGGTAGTCGATGCACTGCTTGCACTTCTGCAAGTCCTGAACGCCGTTCTTGCGCCGCCAGCGCCAAAGGTATTTGAAAGCACATCCCCACCAGTAGGCAGATTGGGCGGGCAAGGCGTACTGGTCGCCGCTCATCATCGAACGCATAGCGTCCATGCACTCAATCTGTCCGTCGCCCGCGTAGTGGTCGGGATGCTCCACTGCATCACCGCGCGAAAGCTCGCCAAGGCTCTTCGCGTGCTTCGTCTCAATCATCGGTAGGTAACTCCAATCATCCACTCGCAAACCCACTTGTGAAACGCTCTGAGAAATGGCTGAACGTTCGTGTCATCAGCCCAGCCCGCAATGCCTATGAATCCGTCTTCGTTGAACGAGATAGCTTCACGGCCTGAGAAGTAGAAGCCGCTAACGCGCAGAAACGCGCTTTTGATTCCTCTACCGCCATCGGCAAGGTTGATTTGCGGCTGGTACTTCTTGCGATAGCACGGGTGCATTTCCATGTGCTCGCCGTTGCGCTCGTGTTGCGCGTACTCGATTGCAAGGAAACCTTCAAGAGCTCGAATGTCGTTCGCTGTGATCTGCTCATAGGAAAGCTTGCTTGCGACCAGCTCGCGCGCTCCGTCGCGTGTCGTTGGCGCAATCATTCCGCAACCTCCGCGCCGCAAGAAGGGCAATAGGCCGCGTTGTCCATGATGTAGCACCCACAACGCGAGCATTGGAAGTAACCGAAGTCGTGTTCATAGGTGCCGTTATCCATGACCTTATGCACCGTCACGTATGAGCCTGAATAGTCGGGAATCCTTTTGCATTCGTTGCGCTTGCTGTAAGAGCTGCCGTTGAAAATAATGCGGTCAGGCTCTTCAGTTCCCGATTCGGTTTTGATTTCGACAACAGACGCATTGCGACGAAGACTATCAAATAGCTGTTCCAGCTTTTCCGGGTTGTCAGGCGTAAAGGAGAAGCTATAAGTCTTCTCGGTATCCATAGCAAATCACCCCATTTCGTGCCATTGTTGAAAACTCTGTTGAAAACCTGTGGAAAGCCGTTTTGCTGGCGCTCGAATGAGCCGCACAAAACAAGACCTCAAAGAGAAGAAGCAAGAGAAAGAACCTTGCTTGTGAGGTTGACTAACAAGCAAGTACGGTGGGTTTTGGTTTTGGTTCAAGGAACCAAAACCCACCTCATCTTGTTTTGTTTTGTTTTGTTTTATGGTTAGGCGACCATTTGCGAGTGGGTTTAGCACACCTAAAACCACTGGTTTTGCCTTGGGTTTAGAAAACATGTTTTTACACCTCCTGACCTGCTGAATTGTTGTTCTGTGAGTTTTTGCGCGGTCTTCCGCCCTTGCGCCCGTTGGCGCGTTGGCGACCGAAATAAAGCGCGTTTTTGAGCATCCGAAAGTTCGTCAAGAAGCCCTCTTCGTCTCGTTCGAGAAGCCCTATATCCAACAGCTCTTCGACAAAGGATTTGCAATCTTCAATCGCCATGTACTCATCGAACGCGCCAGACTGTCCGAAGCCCAGAACGCCCGCGAGAATAAGCGCGTCTTCCTCCGTCTCGAACGCGATACGGTGCCCCTTGGTAGCCGCCAGATATTCGCAGAGCCGCCACCAGCGCCCGTAGCCGTCATATCCCCGGCGATGAATGAGCCGTTGGCACTTCACATCTTGTGAAGCGTTTGAATCGTGCGAGAAGAAGGCCATAGGCTCTTGCGCAGCGGTCGTTTCCTCCCGTGTAGGCATGTAGTCACCTCCTAACCGTCTTCCTCGTCGCAGATCACGTCTGGCGCGCCCTGCTGGTGCCATCCGTCCCATACGCAGTGCCCAACTTCGCGGCAGTTCGTCCAAACGTCGCGCCCAACGAACGTGCAGCACGTCTTGCCGCGATACCGCATGCTTTCGAACTCGCATGCTTCGGGGTCTGGCATGGGCGGTTCGCCGAAATCGAGCGGCAAGGTTTCCTGCGCGCTATTCCTCTTCATCGCTTGAAATGTCGTAGGCAATCGAGCTGCCAACGTAGGTGAGCAGCTTTTGCATGTGCTTAACGGTGTTCTGCTCGTGCTTCGCGTCATCTTCAAGCAGGGTGTCAACCCATGCGAGGGTGCCGCGAACGATTGCGAGCGTCGCGCTCATATCAACGTCGAAGCCCTCTCCGGTCTTGGGATTGATAAGCGACATGCTGCCGTTGAGGGCGAAGGTGCCAGCGCCGACCTTGGCGATAGTCTCGGTGATCTCTTTACGCTTCATGGTTGTTCTCCATTTCGTCGAATAGTGAGTGCTTAGTCCAGATGTTCATTTCGGGGTGACGCTCAAGCAGCCAACGCGCCAGAAGCGGCGTGATGGTGTTGCAGATTCCGTATGTGTGCGGGTTGCCCTGATCGTCATAGAACGTCACGGGATTGAGCTTCGCGCCGCCTTCGTAGCACTGCTTCTCGATGAGGTACTTAGTAGAAACGCGGATGCCGCGAGCGTCGATAGCGAGCGCGGTAAGCTCGATTTCGCGCATAGCGTCCGGGTTGATTCGCACCCACTCTTCGAAAAGCTCCATATGGTCGCGCGCCTTCAGCGGCAGCGGGCGCGGCCTGCGCTCTTCGCGCATGACCTTTTCGAGTGGCTGCGCGTAGTTATCGGTGTCCATGGCGCGGGCACCTCGCTTCACGGCTCATGACGCGGCGCAAGGCCGCTTCTGCTTCCGCCTTGCTCGCCGATGGTGCGACGGGTAGCATCTGGCGGCGGTAGACCCTGCCGATGCCCCGGTTTTCCGGCGTGCTCGCGTCTTCCTCTATGCGCGCCATCCAGAAGCCCGCGTTGTCGCGGTAGACTTCAGCCTTCATTGCCAAATCACGCGCCACAAGACGCGACCAACCACGATGTAAAGCGGGATGAGAAGCCACCAACCCACGAGATCGCATAACCAACCCAGAAGAGCGGCAGCGGCCATAGGAAGGATGCCGGTTAGCGTCAGAGCTGCGATTGCATACAAAGCCCCGCGCTGCCAGCGCGGCATGCGCGCTATACTGTCTTCTGTCAATTGGTAAGCCCCTTTTGACGCGCCCGTTCGGTGCTGCAACACCGGGCGGGCATCCTTCTTTGCATCCACGCGGCAACGAGAGTTGTAATCGCGTGGAATAACTGCCGTTGCGCGGCATCTAGGCCGCATGATTCGCGCATCCGTAAAACCACCCCCAAAACCACCGGTTTTAATCTCGGTTTTCATCCTTGGAAACCTCCGTTTACTTTTGGAACTCAACAAACCCCAGAAGCTCATTGGGCATGCAGTCGTACAACCTGCAAAGCTCAACCAGCTTCAGAGCCGATGGGGCGGTTTTCCCGTTCTCCCAACTAAGAAGCGTCGTGATGGAAATATCCAACTGCGTAGCGGCTTGCTGAGCAGTTAGAGCTGCCCGCTCACGTGCTTCTCGATACATTGCAACCATGTTCACCTCCTAATAAGCCCTAGCGATTTCAAAGTAAGCAGAACCGCTTACTCACGAGAAAGATAGTAAGCGGTTCCGCCTAGTCTGTCAACGAATTTTTGTGTACAATAATCGATGCAGATTACTAGAAAGAGGTCTACTATGAGTTCAGACGATGAAGATATCCGCAAGCTCATTGGTTCACGAATAGCAATCGCACGAAAGGCGGCAGGGCTGAATCAAGAAGAGTTAGCCGCTGCCGTTGGCGTTCATAAGCAAACTATTTCGCGCTACGAACGTGGCGTGCTCGTGCCCGATGCCAATGAAATATGCGCGATGGTATCGACGCTCAATTGTTCGGCTGACTTCCTTCTTGGTTTTTCAGACACTTTGACCATACGCGGTTAACTAAGCCGTGGAATCCTAGAATGAAAGGAGAAGTGCGGTGAGTAGACTTGAAAAACTTCGGGCAATCAGCCCAAGCGACGTTCTGATTTTCGATACCGAAACAACGGGTCTTAATGTCGGCGGATCACGCCGTGATGAAATACTGTCACTCGCTGTCATGAATCTTGACGGCGACGTTCTGTTTTGTGATCTATTGAAGCCATCAGAGCGCAAAAAGTGGCCGAAAGCAGAAAGCATAAACGGCATATCTCCGTCTATGGTGAAGGACAAGCAGACGATTATAGAAAGGCGCTCGGAAATCGAACCGATTTTCAAGAGCGCTAAGCTATACGTCGCGTACAATGCCGATTTCGACATTGGATTTCTTCGAGCTTCAGGATTGGATATACCAGATCGTCAAACGTTTGACGTGATGAAAGAGTTTGCGAAGATACATGGGGCATGGGACAGCGCGCATGATGAATGGTCATGGTGCAAGTTAGAAGATTGCGCGGCGTTTTACGGATATCGCAACTTCGGAGCGCACGACGCGCTGAACGACGTTAAGGCGACCGCGCATTGCTTCAATTCGATTCTCGATGATTTTCTTTTCGGTGAGCCACGCCGCCGCCCGAAGCTCGTAAAGGATGAGTTCGGAAATTCGTATTTCGAGTATGGCGACGAAGAGTTTAGAAGCATCGTTTGCAGCGGTTATGCTGCCGCATTGGCCGACACTGACGAACACACTAACAACGCGCCATCGTCTAACGAGTTTCAGCAGAAATCCAAGGATGAAAAAGACAGCGTGGATAATCAACCGACCAGAAACCATGCCGCGCCAGATCAGCGGAGAACCAATAAAGCGTTGGTGTTAATCGGTTCCGTTTGCGCATTGATTGGTCTTGCAATCACTGTTTTAGGGGCTGCAATCGTCGGTGTTCCAATTGCGATATTGGGCGCTTTGCTTGCAGTAGGTTCAAGGGGAAGGAAATAGAAAACCCTGCGCGGCTTCTTGGCGGTCGGCGCGCAGGGCAAGTGCAAAGAACGAAGCGCATAAGCGCACTCGCTCTAAGGGGTGATTTTAGCATGGTGAAGAACAGAGCAGCCATATACGCGCGCTTCAGCTCGCACAATCAGCGCTCTGAGAGTATCGAGATACAAGTTGAGAACTCGCGCGCATACTGCGAACGCGAGGGCTTGCAGGTAGTGCGGGAATACTGCGACTACGCGCAGACAGGGCGCAACGTAAACCGCGCTGAGTTCCAGCGCATGATGAACGATGCGAAGCTAGGTCTATTTGATTTTGTGGTGATTTACAAGGTGACGCGCATAATGCGCAACCGCGATGAAATGGCCTTGGCTCGAATCATGCTACGCAAGGCCGGTGTTGAAATACTGTACGCGGGCGAAGAGATCGCGAGCGGTTCGAGCGGTGTTCTGCAACTCGGCATGCTCGAAGTTCTCGCGGAATGGGAAAGCGCTATCGACAGCGAGCGCATAAGAGACGGAATCCAGAAGAACGCCGCTCGGTGCCTTGCTAACGGGCATGCGCTATACGGTTGGGATATCGTAGACGGTCGTTATAGCGTCAATGAGCGCGAAGCGGCGCTTATGCGCAAGATGAAAAACATGCTGTTTTCCGGCCATTCGGTAGCAGATATCGTGCGGGCGCTCGAAGGTGAGAAGACACGCAATGGAAAGCCCTTCAACCAAGACAAGGTGACTAAGCTTCTGCGAAGGGTGCAGAACGGCGGAACATATAGCTATGCCGGTCACGTGGTAGAAGGTGGGATGCCGGGTCTTTGGCCGCAGGCAGAACAAGACATGATAGAAAGCGTCCTTAACGATAGGCACCGCCCGCGCCGCAAGGTAGATTCGTCTAAAGAGTTCCCGCTTTCCGGCAAACTCTACTGCACGAAATGCGGTATGCCAATGGCAGGAATGAGCGGCACATCTAAGACGGGCAAAGCCTATCACTACTACCGTTGCCGCAAGTGCAGAAGAACGGTTCGTCGTGATCTGATAGAAGATGCTGTAGTAGATATGACGCTGCAAGCCGTGGCGCGCGACGATGTGCGGCAACGGATAGCGCAAGGAATGGCGCTCTACCAATCAGAGCAAGAAGAGACGAAGCCAGAAAGCTACTATCTAAAGAAAGAGCTTAGGCGCATTGATGCGGCGTTCGAACGCATCTGGCAAGCGATAGAAGATGGGATTGCACCACCGGGCGGAAAAGAGCGCACGGACGAACTGAAGCGCCGCAAGGCGGAAATCGAAGCGCAGTTGCGCATAGCAGAGCGCGGCGAATCTATGTCGTTTGGTGTTGACGAACTCATGCTGTGGCTTGATGAGATCGCAACGGAACTAACGCCGCTTGATATCCTCAACAAGTTTGTTCGGTTCGCTGAGATTGACGGCAAGAGCAACCGCATACGCGTTTACTTTGCCTTCGATAAGCACGGTGACGGTTTTTCGCCTAACAGCGCGGACAAAGGCGAACACCTCTATGAAGAGAGGTGTTCGCCTAATTCTACGCTGGTGGAGCTTATGAGAAAAACGGCGAACTCCACCAATACCGCCACCCGCGCGGC